AATGATGATGGCACAATGAAACAAGTGGCAGTTACTGATATGAGTACATATTATAATGCCAATGCTTTTAGTGCTCCATCTGCGATTACATCAACCAGTACCTTAACACCAAGTTCTGCCAAATCTATTTATCAAAGAGTAGATTGCACTAGTGGAAATATTACTTTAACTCTTGCAGAGGGAAGTTTGGCTGTTGGTCAATATATTGTTGTTGATAAAATAGACACAAGTTCAAATACATTAACTTTGGCATATCCAAGTAATTCGCAAGGTTTAAGTCTGGGAAACGCAGTAGAATTTGCGTCTGCTTTTTATCAAGGCAGTAGTAAATTTAGTTTTATAGAAACAGTTAAATCATAAGGAGTTTAAATGTCTGTTCCTTTTATATCTAATTTAGGATTTACATCAGTTGATACTGCAGGAACTCTTAATACAAAAGCAGGTTCAAAAGATAATTTACCTGTTCAGTTCTATAGATTGACTGCAGATATTACTGGAACTTTAACTATTAATAACAATGCCAATCATGCCAAAATTATATTAGATATTAATAACAGAAATCTGTTAGGTGCTTCTGGTACAGGAACTGCATCAACACCTATTGTTTATAATGGCACAGGTACAGTTGAACTAAAAGGTGGTGGTTTGATATCAAGTGGAGGAGCATTAAGTTTTTCTTCTGGTTCAAGAACAGGCACTGTAACTGTATCACCTTCAAGTACAGGAGGGACAAATCTTGGTAATATGGCAGGTAATGTGGCAACAACAGTATCAAATACTACGTCAGACCTAACAGGTCAAACTGTTACCCTTACATGGCATACATATGTAAATTCACCTGCATCTGGTAATGGAAATTTTAGATTTGGTGGATATTTTCCAAGAATACCATCAGGTGTTACTGTTGTAACATCAACTGGAACATTAGGGCCCGGTTCACGACTTTCTACGTCTGGAGGTTCAAGTAATAGTGGCACTGGTACAACAGCAACAACAGCACAAATAACTCAATTATTTGGTGCCAATGCATCGAATTTTCGTTATACAGGAACAACACCTGCAGGTTATGGTGGGACATATACCAATGCTCAAGCAGGTCCCGGTGGAACAAATGGACCATTATCTACAGGTATTTTTCATTCTGCTCCTTATCAACCACCGGGCAGTAATGACCCTGCAACAAACCAAGTTAGAACATTTAAATGGGATTATAGAGGAGCTTTGGTATGTGCTGCAGGTTCTGGTGGTCATAGAAGTGGTTTTAACATCTCAAGTGGTGTATTATTAAATGTAACCACAAGAACTGAAGGAAGAACTTTTGCAGTTACCAATAATAGTGGTGGACAGATAACATATACAACACCTACAGGAAATACAAATATTGCAGATGGTGCTACAGCAACTATTGCAACAACAAATAATACAAGTAATGCGTTTTCATTTACTGGTACAAGAGCATCAGTTCTTGCTATTAGTGGTAATGGTACTGGAAATGGCACAGTTCAAGTTGCAGATGGTGGTGATGGTGCAACAGGTACAGTTGTGGTTTCTATAAGTGGTAGTGATTTTACAGTTACAAATAATAATGATAATCCAATAAATTTTGTTGCAGGTACTGGTTCTGGTAATGTTGGTGCGACAGCAACATCAACAATTGTAGGGTCTGGAACATCATGGAGTTATAGTGGTCAAAAGCCTGCTGAAAA